AAATTAATATTGAATGTATCATTGGCCCAATAATAAACATCCTGAGTTAATTTCTTAAACTCTTGTTTTGTTAGAGTGGTTGTAGATTTTAAACTCTGATGAATCTCCCCATCAATTATTTCTTCTCTCAATAGGAATCTATACTTGCAAATATCGTGAATCTCCTGTTTACCATATCCTAACTCATCAGCAATAATACTCATCCAAGACCACCACAATTTGTTTTGCTGATTGGTCCTTACATTTTCGGCTTCTCTTATTTCAATAACAACTCTCACTCCATCTTCCATTTTACCAACGGAATCAATGAACTCAGCTTTATTATCAAAAACTATCTTACCCTTGTGGATCTTTCCAAAGTATTTCAATTGCTCTAAATATATATATTAATACTAATGAGGCCACTATGAAAGGCAAACTTATAATTGCCCCTATAATGTAACCAATCAACTCACATACCTGTTTTAATTCTTTCATATTATTGATATTATTGCCAACAAATATATAAAAATAATTATAACCATAATTTTGTTTTGTCTGAATCTATGAATCAAAATGTCTAATTTATCCATCATTTTCTGTTTTTAACATCCGTTTGTTTATTACTTTTTTTTATTGTTCCACTAAATAATCCATTGAGGATTGCACTTAATAAAATTATTAATACTATTATAATTATTTCCATTGTTTAATAATTCATTATTAATAATTCAACTCCTTTGTTTTGTTTCTTTCCTTTCTGTGCTCCCGCCGCTTTAGTAAATTCTTTCTCTACCCAAGTAAATTCATTCTTTGGAAGTAGTTCCTCTAACAAATCAAAATAATAATAAGACAAAGCCCATTTACCTTTGGTTTGTTTTAATATCTCAATCAATTTCTTGTGGTCCTCAACATCAAAATCATGATTGGAATAATAGTTCTCAGTTTTCCAATAAGGAGGATCAACATAAAAGAAAGTATTTTCTCCATCATATTTTGGAATAAGTTCTTCATAACTTAGATTCTCAACATTTGTTATTCTTGTCAGTTTATCTTGAACGTCTGGTTTTGCCAATCTTCTTTGTAGAGCATCATACTTTGAAGAATATTTACCTTTTAAATCTATAAACTTTGATTCCATAACCTTTGAACCACTGAACACCTGAGTAGCACAATAAGCATACTGAGTTCCTATTTCATAATCTCCCAAGTTGAAAAGATTTTCTTCAATATTATTCAATCCGTTTTGAAACATCTTAAACAGTTCGGGAATTTGTGATTCATATTTTTTGAGATGTTCTCCAAACTTTTTTGGTTTTGTAAAGCATTGAAAAAGATTTGCCATATATTTATTAAAGTCATTATAAACTATTTGTTTGGATTCAATGTTTCCATTCACATAAACCCAAAACGCTCCTCCAAATACTTCAACATAAGTTTCATTTTGTGGGATGTATTCTCCTATCCATTTGGCCATTCGGCTCTTTCCTCCTATATAACTAATCATTTTATTTGGTTTACTGAAAGAATATGATATTTAAACTCTCTATTTCTGTTGTATTGTTCAATCAATGGTTGGTAAATACAATCTTCATGGCATTTCTCTCTCTCTCCACAATCAGAACATCTTTGGTGTTCATCACAAAATGTATCAAGGTCAATTGCTTCATCCCAACATAATTCACATCTTATAAATTCTCTGTCGGGTTCGTTTAGTTCTCTCATTTTAATAATTTTTGAATAGTTAGTAATCCAGTTCCGTTTCTACTTCTATACTTTAAACGTTTATCTTCTGAGTAATGGAGTTTGTTTTCTTTATTCCACTGGTCCTCATAAATTATTTTCTTTTGGTGTTTTATCCATTTGTAATAAGTTTTGACTGACAAATGCCATTCATCTGTTTCCCTTATACCTGTCCGAAAAGACTCTTCAATACTTTCCCAGTCCATGTTAGGGAAATCCCTCACTAAGTCCTCTGCTAATGTTGAAGCGAGAATAAGAATATCTTTATCAGTTTTTGTTTGTCCTAATTGAACTAAAGTTGAAGATATTAGTCCAATACATTTTTTAGTCAGTTCCTTCATATTTTTTGTTTAATAATTCTAAAGCTCCATAATGAGCGCTCATTTGATTCTCTATTTTTGAACGGCCTGAAGTTTTGGTTGTTCTTTTCCATCTTTTCATTCTCAAGTTGAGATCCCACGTCTTTTGAAGTTGCCATCTCATTTTGCCCTTTTTGTTTTTTTCTGCCCAATAATCAACAAAGTTTTCAGCTTCTTCTTTGTTTAATATTCCTAACTCTAAAACTTCATTTGAAAAACTTTCCCTATTGTGCTTTATTAAATTAGTATTTAATTTATTATTAGTATTTATTTGTGTGCAGTTTTCCACATCTGGTTTTTTGGCTTCTGGCTTTTTGGTATGTGGTTTCTCATAAACCAATAGTTCCCATTTAACGACTTTTCCGGTCTTATCTGTTACTCTGTTACGTTCTACATATCCAAACCCATTAAGTTCCTTTAGGATTGAGTAGATGGTATTTTTAGACTCTTTTACTATTGCAACCAAACCATTAACAGACAATTCCCAATTATCAGGAAATGATAATATCAAACTCATCAATCCCTTTGCTTTTAAACTTAAATCTTTTCTTTTCAATATTTCATTTGAAATGATTGAGTAATTTTTGCTTTTCTGTATTCTTTTTATGTTCATTAAAATAAGGTTGTTTGTTTTGTTATTGATTTTTTAAAGACTAATATTAACTCATTTGTATTAATATTGTTATTGCGTAAAATGACACGATTTATATTCTTTAATTCAAAAGACTCAACATAAACAAAACCATTAGATTCAATGATATTCTGCATATCATTTAATGTGTTGTAACCCTTAATATTCTTCATATTCAATAAAAAATATCCATCCAATGTTAAATACTTATAAATATTTTCAACTGTCGGCTTCCAATACTCAGATAACCATTTAGAATAACTCCTTTCATTAGTAGATTGATTACCAATTCTATAATCCTCTAAATTAAAATATGGTGGAGAACTAAATGCTAAACCCATCTTATTAATCCATGATGGATTAAACTTTTCAGAACCTCGACATGAAATATCAACATTTGACTCACTATCTGTATAAGTTGTAAAATTTAACGATAATCGTTTTAAACATTCAACCAACTCATGATTAGGATCTGTGCCAAAATAATTGATGTTGAAAGACATTGCTGCTAACATTCGAACTGCCCAACCACATGAAAAATCATAATAGTTGCCATTGGTATTATAACGTGAAAATATTTCAATCATAGTCTTATATGGGAAGTTAGAAACCTTGGCCGCTGTTCCTGATGGACTCAATCTTAATACACTTTTTATATTACCAATTTCTGACTTCTTATTATAGAAATCACTACAGTTTGTTATCTTACCATGTAAAAATCTTATCAAATCATTACATTCAAATAATTCACTAATTGACCATTTAGAGGTTGATAGTCTAGCCTTGGTCATAACTGACTTTATATATCTATCAATAATTAAATTGATCATCTTACCTCCTGACTTTAATTTAATCATCTGATTAATTGTCTTGGATAAAGGTGGTAATGCAAAATATGCATTTCTAATTTCATTACATCTTTCATCACTTATTGGACTATAATGAATTGTTGTGAAACTTTTACCCATGTGGGTTATGGTATATTTACCATTTATAGGTTCTATCATGAGAATAAATTATTTTCTATTTTACTTAATCTGTTCTTTGTTATTTCATAAGCTTTTTCAGATATGTCTGTGCCTATATATTCAATCCCTAACTTTGAAGCAACCGCCAAAGTTGTTCCTGAACCCATAAAGGGATCAAAAATCTTTTCATTTTCAGATGTTGTTTTAATAATGTTTCCAATAACTTTTTCTGGAATTTGATTTGAATAATCTTCTTTTTCAGAAGATACATTTTTCACTAAATTGATTTTCCACCAATCATAAATATTGACCTCACTATTTACCCTTATATCTTCAGGATTCTTTGGTTTTTGTTTTACTTTTGAAAAGTCTGGTTTGCAATTAAAAAAAGCAATACTTCGATGTTGTTTTCTCATATTGCTATTATAAACCCATTGAACAACCTTTTCAGGAACTCCCATTGTCGGCACTATGTATTTAATAATGTCCTCAATGTAATGAATTACAACTAACTTAAATCCATTGAAATGAGAAAACAATTCTAAATATTGATCATCTGAAATTTTATCATTGTATGTATCATATTTCCAACCAACATTATAAGGAGGATCTGTTATAATTAAAGTATTTTCTTTATCCAAATCTTTAATAATTTCTCTAAAGTCTTTGTTTAATATCATTATTCAAATATAGATAGTTGTCCAGTCCCTCCAAACATTATGTCCTGCTTTTCCAAGCAATGCAATGTTTTCATTTGGGAATAAATTCTTTGTTTTAAACTAATTAAACATTCCTCAAGTTCGTGAATGTCTTTTGCAACATAGTAACCTTTTCCATTGGAACAAATACCATTCACAATGTTGTTAGTTCTTATGTGTTGTATTATTTTATGAACTTTTTGTGAAGATAACCCTGTTTTGTCTTGAATCTCTTTATTTGTTACAGCATTTTCTTTTCCTATTCTTTTACTTATTGCTTTTGAAAAAGGTCCAATCCATTTAAGATCATCCTCACAAAGTTCAAACTTGATGTTTTCGTAACCCCTCAACATTAGAACGGCATTTCATCAGATTCAACATCCTGGTCTGCAACTCCATCCTGTAAATTTATTTCCCAAGCAGAAATATTGTGGTAATATCTCCCTTTAAATTCTTTAGAACTAAGATTGATTTTAACCTCAATTTCTGCACCTTCTCTCAAGTTTTGAATAAGTTCAATCTTATCTCCAAAACAATCAATGCAAATCTCATTGTTAAAGTCCGCTCCAGTATCTAAAACGAAACTTTGTTTTTGCCATTCTTTTCCTGCTTTTGAAACTCCTGTTTGCTTTTTAAGCACCTTTGTTAATTTTCCTGTAATTTTCATTTTTAATATATATAATTTGAGTTAAAGTCTATGTTGTTTATTGTTTCAATTGTATAATTCATATCTATTTTTAATTTTTTATATTCTTTATGGTCGGCATAAAATAAGAAAGTAATCCACTTTTTTTGAATGTCTTTATATATTTCCATTTCCTCCTCAAACTTTCTACAATGATATATTGAAGTAGCATGATTCATCCCATGAATATAATCTTTCATTCTATTGTGTTTTACGTCACAATGCTTCCATAAATAGTAAATAAAGAATCTTCTTGCAATAACAATGTTGGTATTTCTTTTCTTCATTAGTGTAAACTGGGACTCATTACATTCCCAAATTTTTGAAATTACATATTTTGCAATCTCCATTTTTTCCTTTTCGTATTTATTCATATTAATATAGTATTTGTTGAATATTTGGTTTTAAAACCCTTTTATTGCACATTACAGAACACTTTCTACAAATTGAGTAGTTGTCTATTGATTTTGGTTTAAAGTCCTTTAAATCCTTTTTAAATTGTTTTAATTTGTATCTGTATTCTTCTAACCTCTCAAAAGTTGGCTCAATCATTATGAATTTTGACCATCCACTTTTACCAAAGATTAAGTAAAAAAATGGTAAATAAACTCCATGTTCTTGAAAATACATTTCAATGTAGTGAATAGCCTGAGTAAAGTCTTTATAAATTTCTCCAGTGTTTTCATCCACTATGTTTCCCCATCCGTATGGATTCCACTTGCAATTCTCATCTTCTTTCATTGCTGTATATTTCAAATCCATTATTGCTAACTCTCCCTTATACTTAATTAAAGCGTCAGGATGTCCAATTAGTTCATCTGTTTCCCATTCAGGTTGAACATCAACCAATTCAATCTCCAAATCCTTCATCATAACCTTAGACTTTTCAGCTAATTCTAACAGGTCCGTTTCTCTTTTTAATGGTTTTCCAGTCTTTCCTTTTGGGATCTCATAAACCTCTCCTCCTCTACTCATCCCAATCACATTCTGTTCAAATACCAACCCATCCAACATTGATGCAGTTGGTTTTGTTCTGAATCCATTTAAATAGGTTTCTTCCCATTTAATTTTACAATAACTAGGATTGTAAAAGTCCCTTAACATTGATTGACTAATTTTTATCATAATACAGACGTTTTGTTTTTTTGTTGATAATCAACCTCATCTTTTCCTAAAGTATTTGTTAAGCCCATTGTTTTAATAATTACACGCGCCAAACTCCTTTTTTCTGCGATTTCAACAGGGAACTTTTGAAAACAATTTTCTTTTGAAGCTGATCCATAAGTTTCACATTTTCTTTCTCCATCTTGAAATGATGTTGCTTTAATTATAATGTTCCCAAGTTCTGAACTTATAATCTCAAACTTGACGTCTATCTTATTGTTCCATTGTATCTGTTCAATTCCCGATCTTGTGATTACACTGAAACCTCTTTTGTCTGTATAAACATCTTCTTTTGTTAAAGAGTTGTCTTTATACAGAGCTCTTAATATTTCATTTTTTTTCATAGTCTAAAAGTTTGGAGTAAAGAAAATACAAATTAATACTATAAGACAAATTGCACCGATAACCCCATAAGCAATCTCTTGAATCTCATCACCATCAATCTCATTTACTTTCTCAAGTTTATATTTATCGTGAAATACATTTCCCCTATCCATTGTTATTTGAACAAAGTTTGCACAATCTTCTGAGTTTCTGTATTGAATAAATCCTGTTTCCTTGTTTGTAATTTTATACATAATTTTAATTTTTAATTTTAATTCGTTATTTATTATACCAATATCGCTCCTACACTTTTTTTGTGTGAGGTATTTAATAATTCTCCCCACTCATCAACAGACTTAACACTATATTCAAACCACTCAATTTCTTTTGAGTTATCTTGTGTTCCCTCTATTAGATAAATCTTACTTATATTACCATTGTGGTTCATTACCTCCCCTGTTCCTCTAATTAGACCAGTAAAACAGTCTAAAGTGTCGTAGTAACAAATTTTATCCCCGATTTTAAATTTTAATTCAGTTTTCATAATTTTAATTTTTTTAGTTAAAAAAAAGCGGACATATTTTGCCCGCTTGTGTTTTATTTACATATCTTCAATTCGTTGAACTTCCTCTAATAATGTATGAAAGATATCGTTTACATCTAATTGAATTTCCTCTATTTCAGAAGTTTCATCTTCAAACTCCTGAGCTCTTTCGCTCTCTTGCCATTTTTCGCTCCTATCTTCTTGCCAGTTATTCCTATCTTCACGCAATTCTTCAAAATGAAAATGAATTTTATCTTTAAGTATTTCTACTTCTTCTATTAGCTTTGCTAATTCCTTATTAATTTTTAGATTTTTCATAATTTTAATTTTTTGTTTGTTTTAATTCGTTTAATTATGATACAAATATAGTAATTTTTTTAACACTATTACAAAAAACAAATAAATTTTAAAATATTTTTTTCTTACCTAGTAAATCAGTGTTTTTCTTACTTTTTTTAATGTTTTTTTGTGTTTTTTGGTTGTTAAAAACCTTGGCATTTCATCAACTTATCATTAATTAGAGTGGATTTTGAGCAAAAAGAAAGCCGAACCCCTTTAAATCCGACTCTCCTCACAACCAAATTATTAATAAACCTTTGCAAATCTAAATAATTATTTTAAATATAGTATCTTTTTTATATGTTTTTGATAAGCTCTTGGTATTGTAGGAGAACAATTCCTGGTCTATATTGTAACCATCCCATCCATCTGTTTCCTGTAAATCTATTCTAACGTCTTGTCTGCCATCATTGGTAAAGATATAAATGTTCTGTGCAGCCTTTCCACTTAAATTCAGGGCTTTTTCTGAGTAGGCGTTAGATCCCACTAAAGAAGCACTTCTTGCTATAGAGTCCCTAATCATTGTTTCGTGTAAATGACCACATATTATGAAGTCAATTATTATTCCTTTATGAGCGTATTTACTAACCACTTTTCCCACGTCATTTGAAGTCATTCTTCCCAACTGATGGCCATGAATAACCAAAACATTATTTCCGTTTATTGATATAACCATTTCCAAAGCATTATCTCCCCTCAAGAACTCAATTTGTGGAAGTAACAACCTCAACATTTCAAAGATGGTAAAATCGTAGTTATCAGAAGCTACAAGATCAACCCAACCAAGTTCTTGATTCACTCTTGATTCATTACCAGTTACACAGCAAACCTTAACATCTGCAAACTCTTGTAAATCCAATATAAAGTGTTTTAAGAGATGAACTCCGAGAAATGTGCTTTTTGCGCGATTTGTCGCCATTGACAATTTTTCATCAAGCCGGCGGTCGCTGTTAATCAAATCTCCAGTTATTCCAATAAGAAAAGAAGTTGCTTTGTGGAGTTTTGCATATTCCTTAACATAGTAAGCAAATTTTTGTAATCTTTTAGAGGCAATTTTAAAATCATATTGATTGGATTCCATATCAACCAATTCATTAAAATGTGTATCAGCTATCTGGACCAGAACAACAGAACCTTTTTTTCTTTTATGTTTGGTAAGTTTAACATCCAAAGAATTTTCTTTTAAAACTTTTACCAATTCCTTGTTGTATTCCACAAGAGCGTTTTCCCCTCTTGCATATTCTCTAAATGATTTGTTTGCTATCCTGTTTAAATCCTGAGCTCTTTGTTTCTGTTTTGCTAATTTAACATTCTCCTCAACTATTTCTTTATCTGAAACTAAATATGAAACAACAACTGAAATTTGTTTTCTTAAATGGTCAGGAGAAACATCTAGAAAATATTTATCAATTAAATGCCTTGCTATTTCTGTATAACCGACTCCACTTTCAAAGAGTTCAAGAATTTCCTCTTTATAGTCAAAGTATTTATTTTTCATTCTTACGTTTTATTTTCTCCCAAGAACGACCACCAAAATAAGCTCCAAAAGCTGTTATTGCCAACATCTGCCAAAGGTCAATCCATGCCTCTTGTATTTCCAAACCTAAAAAACTGAAATCAATCAACGTGAAAATTGTTAATGCAAAAAGTAAAAAAGCTAAAGTTAAAGGTCGTATGTTTTTAGAAAGCCAAGAATCTGAGTTCATGTCAGACTTCCATCTTTCTGAGATTTGATTCTGCATGTTGGATTCATGCTCAAGAATCTTTGCTTCAATCTGTTGTTTTAAGATTATTTTTTCTTCTTTTGAAGTTATAAGGTCATCAGCTATTTTTCCTACTTCTTTAACTAAGTCAGATCCTCCAAATATTTTTGTTAGTATATCCATATTTTTGGATGTTGTTTTGTTTCATCTATATCAATGTGGGCAAAATTCCCTTTTGATTTTCCAGCCAATCCCACTCTAAAAGGCAAATCCAATTCATTACAAAGTTCCATTGCTTCATAAACAAAACGGGCTCTTTTTTTAGAATCAATCATTGCTATATCACAAGCTAATCCTTTTAAGTGTGCTGAGGTTTCAATTCCTCCAACTTTTTTATTGTGTTCAGGTGTTCTGTAACCACTTGTAACAATAAAGGGAAATTTACAGCGTTTTCTTAACTCATTAATGAATCTTAAGAATTGGATATCCATGTTTTTTCCAGAGCCCTTGACATCAGGAGAATCAAATTCTTTTATTTTAAAATATTCCATTTCTCAAATATAGAAATTATTATTACACAAATAAATAATATTCTTATAATTTTCAACATTCAAATGTTTATTTTCTCTTTTTTAATAACTTAACTAGAGAAATTGATATGGCCAATAATATGGAAATAGTAAGCAAAACTTCATTAACTTGAGCTAGACTTAATCCAACAGCTCCTCCATTTGCAACTGTTAATTCTAAAACATCTTTTGTTTTTTCGTTCATTTTTAATTTTGTGTTAATGTTACTTTCCCTCCCCAAATTCTGTGATTTGTTGAAGATACTAAAACTTTTATTACTAAATAATTTACAGTAGTTGCTGCAATTGTTCCAATGCTAATTGCTGAACCATTTGTTGTCCCTGTTCCTATTGCTGAACCTATTCCGTTTGAAGCTATGTTAGCCTCATAAATTTCAACTGATTTTGATGTGTTACTTCCCCAAACTGCAACTTCTGTTGCTGTTGTTCCATAAGGAATGTTTACTGTTGCAATTAATTCTTGAGAAGTGTTTTCAACCGAAACCCCTGTATTTGTTCCATCATTAAAAATAGCTGGAGTTATATCTGGACTTGATGCATCATCATTTGTCATGAAATCAGATGGAAGAACTTTTACATATATTGGATCTACTCCCACAATAGAATAAATTCCTCCCTTATACTCATATTTACCAATGGAATCAGCTGTAACTGGCATTCCAGCAATTGTTCCTTCGGTTTTCCTCTGGTATTGTTCAAATAAGTTTTTGTTATCAATTCCAACAACTGTTCCCTCTCGTATGTCTTCCGTTATTGTTTGTGCAACAACTGTAATTGTTGTATCTGTAGCTCCAACATCAGCTGAAACTTCAAATTCTAAATTGTCTCCGCTTTTATTGTCAGTTAAATAAATTTTATCTCCTGAGTAAATTATTGCTTCATTAACTGTTGCAATGTTTAGGGATGTAATTGAACCCGCTGCAATTCTTTGGTTTATTGTTGTTGCTCCCCATGGCTGCCAACTCATTTGAGCTCCGTTACCAAAAGAATTTCCTTGAACCGTGCCTCCCAATACTGGACCAGATAAAGGACCTGTTTGACCTTCATCAACTGTTGTAACTGTTAACCCAGTTTCATATGTAAATTGAAACCAAACACCACTCCATTCATTTTTCAATGTTGAATAAGTTCCACTTAAAAAAACGTATTTTTCAGAATTTACATCTTTCAATCTTCCAACAGGATTGACCATTTTTAACTTCGTAGAGGTCAATTTATCTGTTTCACTTAAAGCAGAATTAACATTCATTCTTTGAGATGCAATATTTTGACACTTCATTATTTCATTTGCAAGTAATTCATTAAATCCATTACTTCCTGAAGTTGTTCCTTTCCCCCATGAACCAGTTGGTGACGATCTTACAAAAGCTGAACCATTCCAAACTCTTAAAGTTGAACTTGCATCAACAGTTGAAGAATCTCCCCAATATAAATTGTCAATTGTCATTGTGTAAGAATCTGATGTGTTTGAAGTGTGTTCAGAATCTATGTTATTTACTCCAACAGCTCCTGAAGTAATTTCTGCAAATATACCTGTGAAATTGTTGTTTGCATCAAATACGTCTGAATAGTCAAATGTAGTTCCAGTAGAACCAGCTCGAGATTGAACTCCTTGTGAAGGACTATCTTTTAATCTTCCATGTCTGCCTATGTTTGTAACCGTTAAACCATTTGAATAAGTAAAAAAATCAAACTCCCAATCTCCAGTAAAAGCAGCGTCTGTTGGGATAATTCCATTGTTGTAAAGTGCAGAGTCCCAAACAATTCTTTGGCTTGAACCATTTGGAATATAGTCAATACTCTTATTAATCATGTCATTAGGAACTCCATTTGTTGAAGTTGGAGCAGTATAAGCAACCCAACTTAAAGATGTTCCAGACTCGGTTAACATTTTAGTATATGGAGTTGTCCCAGCTTGTCTAGCTCTAATTGAGAAAGTCATTTGCATATTCAAAACGTGTGGAGTAGATGGTTGAGTTGTTGTTCCCTGCCATCTTGATTCAATGTTTGTAAATATCAATGGTATTTGACAATAAAAACCATCCATTTGATCAGCGTCAGTGTAAGTTGTAATTTCTTTTGATTTTATTATATTACCCAAAGTTGTTGTTTGGTCCATAGATGGAAACCCTTGAAATTTGTTTTCATCTTCAAAAACTAGAAAATTTCCAACAACTTTCTTTATAGGTGCATAAAAATCATATTGAGTCCCAGCTAATTTTTGTAGTCCAGCATTGTTTACATTTGTTGCATTTTCAAATTGTAAATCATACAAACCAAAATTAGATTCTCCAATACATGCTTCATCTGAACGTCTTGAGCCAGTGTAATAATATTCTCTAGTGTTGATATTGTCTTGAGATGTTGGTGTTCCTGTTTCACTTGCTTCATATTCAGCAATTTGAACAAAATGGAAAGTGTGATGCCAATAAACACATCTCATTCCCCAACTTTTACATAAAGCCTCTAAAACTTCATAAGTTGATTTAGGTGTGTAAATTCCCTTTTCATCCCTGTCATAAAGAGAGTTCATTTTGCATTGAGTCCAAAATAAAGGATCGTCTGTTTGGTTTGTTGATGGCATGACTGAGTTAAACCAATTTACTGAAGTTTTATAAGTATAATTTGCACATCCTTGAGCTGTTAAAGCAGAACCTGTTTTTAATAATATTATTTCAATCCAGTTTGTTATTTTTGTGTAGTCATTCCAATAAACATCTTCCTTTTCATAAGGGAAAACAACCGTTGCTCCTGTCGCTGTGTTAGTATCTCTAACAAATGGCCTATCCTTTAATAATGACAAACCATCAATTGCGGTTAATTTTACTTCATAAGGAAAAGAAACATCTTCTTTTGCTCCCAAATCCATTATAACAAAACCACTCCATAAAGGTCTTGTTGTATCTCTTGAGTTATATAAATGAACATAAACATCCTGCTCTTCAAAAGTTCCATCTCTTAAGTCTGTTATGAAATCTTCCATCCCAATGTTTTCTACAATGAAAGGAATCTCTAAAGAACTTGCTAATATATAAGTGAATTTTTCTTGTCCACTTGTTTCGTATTGTATTTCAGGACCACTTCCTCCAAGATTAATTTCTGTTGATGAACCAGCCCAACCATCAACCCAAAATTCTAAAGTGAAGTTCTCATTTGCCATTGACTTGTAGTCAATTTCATATTTTTTTCCGTATGCCATTAAACGCTTCTTTGTCTGTTAATTCCTGTGTTTCTATTACTTAAAAATATATCATTTCCTTTTATAACTCCCTCAACTATTACATTCTGAGATCCCCCAAAGTTTTTCAATTGATCTAAAGGAATAACCGCTTCAGGACCTGCCTCACCAATTAAAGCCATTTGAGGTCCCATAACTACGCCTCCATCTGCCATTGCTGGAATGTTCATTATTTTCCCTAAGTTCCCCAATATGTTTTTTGATGAAAAAGCAGCCTTTCCGATTCCCCGCAAACTTGCGGGCATGATAGCTGAGATTAAAGTCATAACAGCTAGTTGAACCATTAAACTTGTTATTGCTTTTTTTATGTTTTTAATAAACACATCAAAGAATTTTTCTTGAGAATTTAAAGCACTATCCAATGAACTTGTTAAAACATCTCCAAACATCATCCATCCAGCTTTTGCTATTTGTTGTGATTCTGTTAATTTTAAAGTGAAAAAATCTACATCCTGCATAACAGCACCCACAACCCTATTAGCATCTGAATATTCTTTGATTTTTTCAATTAAAGGATCTAATGACCTTGAATACTTTTCTGTTTCTTCTTTTGTGTTTTTAGTATTTGTTGAAAGATTTGTTGTTGTATGGTCTAATTTTTTAAACTCCTCATTTGCATCTTCTGTTTCAACCATTAACTTTGTGAGCATATTTGTTAAAGCTTCCGCCTCTTTGTTTAAATTGCCTATTCCCTCAACACCAGTTTTTGTTGTAAGCGTTTTTAATAACATATCCAATGGAGTGAACCCCTCTGTTAATCCAAAATCTTCCAGAAAAGAAGTTCCAATATTTTGCTGTGATTCTAAAATTTCTTTTTGAATTTCAGTTAATCTACCTTTCAAAGCTTCAACTTGACTTGCTTTTAATAAACTATTTATTAAGTTCTCATTTGCTTGTTTTAATGTTTGTGTGCTTAACGTCGCCTCATCTAATTCATCATAATAGCCTGGATAGGTCTTTTTTAAATCATCTAGAAGTTTCTTTTTGTGTTTTAAACTTGTGTTTTCGTCTTCTAATAAACTAGTTGAAACTTTAATTTTTGTTAAATCCTCTGAAATGTTTTGTCTAGCTTGTGCGTTTACTTTTTCAATTTGTTTTTGTATACTAAATTGATTGTTTAGACGATTTATTACTTTTTCTAAAATTTTAACAAAAGCAATTGCTCCCACAATAGCCAAAAGATAGGGATTTGTTGCAGCTAATCTTGCAAACAAAGGAATCAATGAAGAAATTCCAATTGATATTTTTCCTATAATTATTAAAATAGGGCCAATAGCTGCAATAAGAAGTGCCCAATTTACAATGCTTTTTTTAGTAGATGCGCTTAAGCTATTAAATTTATCTACTAATTCTCTAAAAAAACGAATTGCTTTTTGTGCCATTGGGATTAAATGTTCTCCTAAAGAAATAGCAGCGTCCGTCAATTCTGCTTTTGCAATTCTCATTTGATTGGCAAAAGTGTGGGATGTCCTTTCAAAATCTCCAACAGCTTTGGAACTTTGTTTTAATGCAAGTTGATATGTAAGTTGTGCTTTTGCTACTCGGTCTAATTCTTTAAATACAAGTCCATGTTGCGCTGCAAACTCCTTTAAATCCGCTTCAGTAATTGCTATACCTAAAGATTTGATTGATTCTCTTTCTCCTAACAAAGCCTTAGTTAAAGCAGCAGAAGCACCCTCTGCTCCTCCACTAAAGTTTGTAAAGGAAGCTAAATCAACAGCCAATTCATTCACTTGTTTGGATAAATCAAGAGCAGATTGTTCTGTAAATCCAAATCCAACTAATAAATCTCCAGTATCAGATAATAATTTTTTGGCAGCTAAATCAGAAAGTCCAAAAGATTCAGAAAAAACTTTTGCTGTTTGTTCGGCCTCTGCTTGAATGCTAGAGAATACAGTTTTAAACTTTGAATCTGTTTGTTCAAAATCAGAAGCTAGTTTTAAAGAAGCCGCTCCCAGCCCTACAATTGGTAGTGTTAATCCAGTAGTTAAATTCTGCCCAGTTCTTTGAACATTCTTCCCAAACTTTTTGAGATTCTTTTGAGCTTTTTTCATTGCTCGGTCAAACCCTTTTAGGTCTGCACCAAATTTGAAATTTAAAAAACCAATTGCTTTACTTGCCATGTTCTATTCTTTTTTTATATAATTCTGCCTTACTTTTTAAATCTTCAAAATCTATTTTCGTTGTGTCTTTCTCCCATTCAAATTTACCTAAATCCTGAGGCTTTAAACTCTTACCTTTTGAAAGCTGGATGTTTAATAATAAACAAGTGCTCCATCTCGTTCTTTCCCAATCACTTCTTTGCCTCATATTCTCCAACTCATAAAACCCATCAACCTTGTTCCAAAACTCTCTTGGTAACATGTCATAAAAATCATCAACATTCATTCCCAATTGTCCGAATGCTATCCTCTCAAGTTGTGGCCAAGTTAGCTCTTCTTTGCTCTCTTGGCCTTTGGCTTTTTTTCTTCATCTCCCACCATTGCTCTTCCTAATATTTCAAAAGCTTTTTCCATACAGTCCATATGTCCGTCAAACATATCTGTAACGTCATCTATTGAATAATGGAAAGGTTGTTTTGCAGCTCTGTAACCATCTTCTAATCCACAATAAATCAAACTAAACGCATCATTGAAAGTCATTTTTCCCTCTGATAATTTATTTAAGTCATTCATTGTTGCTCCAGTCATTACGCTATATTTTCTTAATGCATTAAAACCAAACCTGATTGGCATCTTATGTTCTCCAATCTCTAATATTTCATATTTCATTTCTAAGTGTTTTTGTCTTTTCTGATAATAAAGAAACCTACCCCCCTACTCAGAAAAGAAAACAGGGAGGCAGGATCTTAAAATTGTTATTAAGCAATAGTTTGTGTTAAAGCTCCACTTCCTTGAAAAGATACTGAAAATGTTGCTGTATCTTCTAAAGGTGCTGTTAAACTTGCAGAGGTTACCCATACACTACCAGTATATTTTGTATCTCCAGATGTTGAACCAGTTGTTCCAAAAGTTACATCTAATTTTGCTCTTGTATGAATCATATCTGTAAATAACTCGCTTAATGTTAATCCTCCTATTGCTCCCCCTGATGCATCTAAGTAAGCATATAAAGCGTCGCAAGAAATATCCCAAGATCTTAATCCTTCCATGTGCTCTTCCCAAGCCCCGCTTTCCTTATTTGTGGTCCCTCTGGTAGAGTGATTTATGTTTATTGTTGCGTTTGTTGCGTAAGCGATTAAAGTCGCAGAACCCCCTGAAGGAGTTATATATACACTTAAATCAGTTCCGTTTAATTGTCCATTTGCCATTTTTTTTTATTTTATAAATTTATAATTATTTTATTTTTGCCCTTTTTGAGCTTTTTTTGTTTTCGTTTCTTTTTTGTTTTTAATATCTTGAGTTTCCCCAAATCCATTTTTTAAAAACCAATCTATTCCGTCTTTTGTTGTTGGTATTTTTGTTCCAACTGGTAATAATTTACTCCCTCTTTGATAATCTTTTTTAAGTTCAAATAGATAAAGTTTTAATTCTGAATTGTAATATTTTCCGTATTTATTCATTTTTTTATTCATTTTTGTCAATCCAACCATTATCTGGATTGTTGATTATTTCAATTATTTCACTATGAGAATAAACCTTTTCCCCATCCAAAAAAGGAGGTATATCTCCCACAAATTTTAGAATTGTTTTACTCCCATCCAAACTATATCTTAAGGTTGATTTTGATGTTTCAATAACTTGTTTGAAATCTACCGCCTCAACCATTTCTTTATTTATTATAACATACTTTTTTTCCATATCTTTATTCTGGAACATCAGCTTCAAAGTCTGTTGATGTCATGTTAGTCATTGTTCCATTATTGTTTCCAGTTTCATCTACAATTGTTGGATAAGTTGCAATAGGATTTCCTACTATACCTCCATCTCCCATTTTCCAGTAACCTTTCATATTTGCAACAGGTTGAGGATTAAATGGTAATCCATCATTGTAAAGATTTGAAACCTCTGTTCCACTAAGTGTTTTATTGAATAATACTACTTCATCAATATTCCCTTTCCAAAAATTCCCTCCCTCAGCATTGTTTCCAATTGCTGCTGCTGAAAAAGTTCCAGTAAATGTTCCACTTATTGCATTAGCTTGTTTTAAAGTTCCGTCTAAATAAATAGAAAGATTCCCACTTGAATCCCAAGTTGATGAAACGTGATGCCATAAACCATCTGCCTCAACTACATCAGTTAAAACTGCCAATGTTGCTGTTCCTCCAGCTTTATAAACAGTTCTCAACTCATTACTTGAAGCATGATAAAAAACTCTTATGTTATTATTACTGTCCTCAAAAAGACGTATTATATCAACACTAGATGCGGTTGTTTCCAATTTAAACCATGCAGAAATTGAACCTGTATTTTTTACAGAACTCATTCCAGTAACTCCCAAAGAAACAAAATCATCAACCCCATCAAAATGAGTTGAATAAATATTATTAAATGAATTTATGATTCTGATATTAAAGTTTAAAGATTTTCTATAAATACCATCACTACCACTCATATCGTCAAATACGTCATCATAACCATCAAAATCAATTGCTTGAATATTTACAGCGTTATAAACTCCATTAACTCTGTCAAGTGCTGTTCTTATATAGTTTGCAAGTTTGGAAGCTTCTGAGTATGTTTTACAATAAGCTGAAACCATTATATTTGCAGTATCTAATAAAGCAACAGAATCTTTTTGTCCCTCTGGTTCATCAGATGAAACATCATAGACAATAAAAGGAAATGCTGAGGTTTGCTTCATTACATTTGGAGCAATCCTTGTTCCTACCATTGATGATACTGCTATGTTATCATTTAAAATTTTATATATTGCTTTTCCTATATCCATTCTAATATCCTAAACTTCCGTATTTTTTTAATCTGTTCTCATGTCTTTTTAAAGCTGAAGTAAAAATCTTTTCAGCATTTCTAAATCCTTTTGCTAGAACAGAACTACTTTGTTGATTCCATGCTCTCATCATATAAGGATTGGCTTTTGTTGTTCCTCCATGAACTAACTTATGACCGTATTCCACCCATGCACCAAAATATCCCCCTTTATTTTTTGCAAATTTTCCTTTTACTCTTGGGCCTATATATGCTCCATGAATCCAGCTTTGTCTTGAAGCATTAGTTCTGTAAAATTTTATAGACTTTTTAAGAGTTCCTCTTGATATTGTCAATTTTTTATTTGGGGGATATGCAACTCCAACTCTTCCAGTAGTGCCTGGATCTAACAAAGGAGCTTCTCTTTCTGCAGCAGCTAATAAATCTTTCGTTGAAACCTTCCAAAATTTCCCCCAAATTTTATCTTGATGTAATTGGTTGGGAAGTTGTTTAAACATCCTGTCAATAGCTTGAAGTCCCTCAAGTTCAACCGATACATTATTTGCAGTTTTTACAGCCATTATTGATTATCCTTTATTCTTGTTTCTAATTCCAAAAATTGTTCTCTTCCATCTATTTGTTTAATCCCATGAATTATGTAAGTTTCAGTTTCAAATTCAACTCTGTATGTTGTTTTAATCTCAACGCCTAAATTTCTAACATAAAAAATAAGGTCTGTTCTATTAACTTGTTCTTGAGATTCTTCTTTTCTGTTACTACTATCCCAGTCTGCTTTTGCCCATAACGTGTAAAGAGTAGCATAAACTTTTGTTTCCTCTCCATATTTATTTCTTGTATAAGTGGGAGATAAAATCTTAATTCTTCTATCAAGTTGTCCTATACTTAACATACTTGAATTTTATATTGGTTTAATAAATATTGACTTGATAAAGGAAGTTCTGTTGCTGTTCGGCCTGTGATTACAGTCTGGCGGTTTTCATACCAGTTTCCAATGGTTAATAAAACAGCCTGTTTAATACCATCAGGAACATCCGTTGAAGCTGTTCCATATCCAACTGTATATTTTACCTCTACAGCGTTTATTCTATCAGCTAAAGTTGGAAGTTCCCCATCAACAGCCAATCCAATTCTTGCAGGTTTTGAAGCGTTATCCAAAATGTAATTTGAAGCGGCTAATGTTTGCAAAGAATCATTTGAATCATAATATTTTATATGTGTAAGAGCTGATACTGGACTTTTATATAGTCTATAAACTTCCATCCAATTATCACTGTATTGTGTTACTAATGTATCCATGAAGTATTGGTTAGTATATTCCTCACAAGATTGAGTTGCTGCTTTAATTAAATTGTCAATTAAAGTATCATCTGCAGTTGTGTCAACTTTTAAGAAATCCTTTGCTTCAGCTGTAGTAAACAATGGATTTGTTGCTAAGGTATTTACTTTTAAACTTCTATACATTTTTTTTATTTTTTAAAAAAAAAGGACTGGCCATTTAAAACCAGCCCTTTCTTAATTATATAATCAACTTACGCTGTTAAAGTTGTAAATTTAACAAAAGATGCACCATCTGCAACTCCCCAATCAAAGTGGTTATTCATTACAAGTCTAACCTCATTAGTAGTAGCAGCAGAATAAGGATCTACTATAATGTTAGATGGTCCGAATTGTGCAAAATAAACTCTACCAAAATCTCCAAACATACCATCTCCAGACGCGCCAGCAGATTTAGCAGGAGCAGAAGAGAAGTATCCTGGATATCCAGCCAATCTATCATCTACATATAAAGGATATGTTGAAGCAACTTGAGCTTCTTTCTTTATAGCAGAATATAATTCCCAAGAATTAACGAAAGATAAATTCCCGTCTAATCCATGATCATCAGCGATAGTTTGGATAGCTTCTAACATATCAGAAGCAATAGAACCTGAACCAAAAGTAGCTTCAGTAAATGTTAAAGTTCCAGTAGTTCCAACAATACAACCAGGAGCATTTGAAACATTAGAAGAAGCAAACATTGCAGCATCAATTTGAGTTGCCATATTTCTTCCCATATCTCTCATCACAGAAGCTTCAGCAGCTGGTCCGTTTTGAGCTAAGATAACATTAGAGATGTCAGCATAACCTGTTACTCTTTTTGGAGTTAAAGTAACTTTTCCAAAGTTTGCACCACCATCAGAAGCAGCAGCAACTTCAGCACCCCAAGCAACAGTAGATCCTCCAGCGATAGGAAGAACAGTATCTGCAGCAACAGTTCCAAGATCGTTAAGACCTACTCTGTTATAAAGACCAGAAGCTTGTAAACTATCAACATACGCTCCAACTGATGTTGGTGCAATAGCAGAGTTAGTTTGGTCAATTGCTCTTTCTTCTTTCATCATTGTTGGAATACCAATTCCTTGCAAAGATTTTCTACTCTCTACCTCTGCCTCCTGATGCATTTCCAACTCTAATCCCGTTAGTTGTCCACCATTTCTGATTTCACTAACAGCCTTAAATAAAGACCATCCTCTTGTTGCTTTGTCAGTGTTTACTTTTTGAACTGGAGTTCCTGAAAACTTTGCATTATTTCTAATCTCAGTCTCAACTTTCTCAGCTCTTTCAATTTTTACAGATAAGTCATCTGCTTTTTTTAGAAGTGAATCCATGTCATTATTCTCCTCAGTAGTTAAATCTCTTTCTTCTGCTGTTGCAGTTAATTTGATAACTTCTAATTCTGAAATAATATCATTTCTCAATTCTTTCAATTCAATACTTGATTTCATTTTTAAAAATTTTTATTATTATTATTTATTTTCGTTTTATTAATTCAATTTTAAGTTTCGCCAACGAACGCGCCACTAAATCGTTTTCCTCTTCTTTTATTTCTTGTTTTTCTTTATACATTGCCAAACCTCTTTGAGCAACTACTAAATCAGCTCCAGATTGAGAATAAGCAGGATATGTTACTGGACTAACATCATAAAGCCTGTCAATGGATGTTATTGTTCTAATATCATTTCCTTCATCATCTGTGCTCCACTCATCAGAACCAACAGTAAAAGCAAATGAAGATTGATTGATGTTTCCATTCTTCATGTTTATTGCTAAATCTTTTCCGTAAGAAGTTTCTGGAATAGAAAATTCATATCTCAAACCTTTATCATCAACTGACAAATTTAAATTCCCAGCAGTTGAACGTGCTAAAACTAAATTAGGGTCATGATTGATTAAAGCTCTCACATCTGATTTTGCAATAGTTTCCTCTGTTATTGCACTTGGAGAGATGTATTCATAGAATCCTCCTAAGTTTTCAGAACGTGAGTTCCAAATTGAACCATAGCCAACAACTACTTCTTGACCATCTTCTTTTGTTTCAAATCTGTTTTCAATGTTAAATATTCTTTTTTCCATAATTGTATTATTGTATTTTTTGTCCCAAATGTTAAGCTTCTTCATCTGTTCCTATTTTGTTTATTGTCGTCATGTTCATCTGAAGATAATTATTATCTCCATCCTCAATTCTGTTTAAATCTTCTTTTTGTCTTACTTCATTGATTGTCATCCAACCATTTGTTACTGCTGTTTTGTAATAATCAGCTCTATCTTTTACGTTTCCTCTAAGTAATCCGTTTACATTGAACTTAACATAATCTCTTCCAACTAAATTTCTTCTAAATAATTTAAGACTCATTTCCAATTCTATCTTTGATATATAAGGCATTAAAGAATAAGAAACGAATTCTTGAGATTGCATTTCAATGTTATTGAAACTTGACTTTGATAAATCTCTTAATAAGTGTGGAGGAAGTCCGAAGATACGAGCCACCTCTTCCACAGAAAACTGCCTGGACGCCAAGAACTGGGCCTGATCTGGAGTAACGCTAATGCTTTTATATTTTAATCCCTCTTCCAATACAGCTGTTTGATTTGAGCCAGCTAATGTTCCGTAGTTTTTATTAAATGAATTTCTTAATCTATCAATTGCTTGTTCACTTAAAGCTCTATCAGATTCCAAGATTCCCGACAGTTTCCCTCCGTTCTTGAAGAATGTAGAACTGTATTCTTGAACATCCATTCCCCATCCAATTGCTTTTCTACATTGTTCAATTGGAGAAAGTCCTGTTATTCCATCTGGACCAGTTATCATTTTAAAGTGAAGAATATTATCTGAGTCATGAGTCATTCCTGATTTCTCATCTTCATAAAATAATCTGTTATCTAAAACGTAAGTATTTACATCTCCATAATTCAATGGTAATAATTCCAATATCCTTCCATTTCTATTTCTCACAATTTGAACATAAGAGTTTCCATCTGAAAGCATATCCATAATTATCTTTTCATAAAAAGTAATTTTGTTTTGATATGAGTTTGGTTGGTATTTTATAAGAAATGAAAGTTCAGAATTTACTTCTAAATTATCTCCATTAGGTTGTCTGCTAAATACTCCAACAGGAAGAGTTGAAATACTTTCAGAAAGTAATCTCATTGCAGCCCATACGGCTGAAAATGTTAAAGCTGTTTCAGGCGATACTGTTTGAGCTGGACCAAACGGCATTGTGTAATTTATGCTTCTTGTTTCCTTTTTTGGTTTTCCTGAAAAAATGTTTTGGATTGAATTGAGTATTCCCACTATATAATTTTTTGCAATTATACGACAAAAAGACTCATTTTTTGTGTAACATTGTTTCCCTCTTAAATGGTATTTAGAGTCGTTTTAAGAGACTTTAAGCCTTTTTTAGTATGTGTATATTAAAAATAAAAGATATTAAATTTACTAGATTACAGAAAAATTAAATAAAATTATTATGTTAAATAGAAAAAGTTGAGTTTTTTTGTGATTTTTAGGCTTGTTTAAATTTAATTTTTAGACTTGTCTAAATTTTTTTTTGTATATTTTTTACTTTCCTATCACGACAAACTCTGAATGAATTGTAGTCCACATATTTTCTTTTTCCAAAAATTTCAATGTGTTCTTGTTCCAAAGATTCGTAAGCTTCTTTTAAATATTTGTAGTCTTTGGCTCTTGACCAAAACTCTCTAATGAAACCATCTGCTGAATATATTCTTATCATATTATAAAATTAAAAGTCCTCTACCATCATAAACTGAATTTATATCTCCCTCTGTCATGTAACTTCCCAAGGCCATAATCAATGCAACAACCCCATCAATTTTCTCAGTTGATTTTGCTTTATTCGGTTTTATGTTTCCAGCTGGATCTTCTTGCAAAGCAATGTTTGATAACATCCAACTCATAACAGGATTCCCATCATGAACAATCTGTTCTCCTAAAATAAGTTTTTCCAGTTCCTTTGTTGGTGCGGACATGGATTGAAATCCTTGGCCAAATGGCTCCATTGGAACTCCCTCGTTTGTTAAGTCAATAACTAACTGACTAGCATTCCATCTATCATAACAAATTGATTGTATTCTAAATTGCATTCCCAACTCCATGATTTTATTCTTTATGAAATTGTAGTCTGCAACATCTCCACTTGTTCCAATTATGTGGTCCTGTTTTAACCATGTAACGTAATCAACTTTATCTCTCTCACTTCTTTTCTTTGCGTTTTCTTCAGGGATAAAAAAGTAAGGAACAACAATAAACTTTTCTTCCTCTTTAAAAATTAAACATAGACAACTTATATCTCTAGTTGATGCTAAGTCTAAACCAGCCCAACATTCTTTATCTTTTAATTTTTCCAAATCAATTTCTCCTTGACATAGCTCCCATTCCTTTGCACCAATCCAAGCAGTTTGAGAATCAGTCCAAATGTTTAACATCAATCTCTTGAATGTGTTTTGATATGATGGAACATCCATTGCTCTTTGGGATTCTCTTTTCATGTATTCCTCTCTTAAACTTATCCCATAATTTGGATTACATTTTTTCCAAACTTCAGGATCTGTTATATCACAATCCGTTTCAGCTTCATAGATAGCAGAATAAAAAGACTCATCT